GTTGTCTCGATATTACTTCATAAGCTGATTTACTTTACTCTGTACCTCAGAGTAGTTATAACCTGCTTCTGTAAGTTTTTTTCTTCTTTCTTCTCCGTTGCCCCATTTACCCTGTATTACTTCACGAGCTATGGTGTCAACGGATTTTCTGCCGGACATAAGAGCGTTAACGAGAAGCTGCACAGCGTTATAGTCATATCCTGCCGAGGTCAGCTTTTTCTTTCTCTCGTCACCTGAACCCCATTTACCTGCTATGACCTCACGAGCTATCTCTTCTGTGGATTTGAGCTGTTTCTTTGATCCGAGAAGTTTTTCATTTACTTTGTTCTGCACAGCAGTATAATCATAACCTGCATTTTTCAGTCTGCTCTTACGGTCGTCGCCAGAACCCCACTTGCCTGCGATAACTTCGTTTGCGAGTTCATCAACGGTTTTGCTACTCTTCTGAGTTGATGCAGAGTTAGATGTAATAGAGCTGCTCCAATTAGGACGGAAGAAAGCGTAAACGCTACTGTCATTCAGGTATCTTGTCTTACGCTTGAATGTAGAGGTTTCAGCCCAGTTATCTCCGCTACCTTCTACATTTCCTTCAAGGGTGGTTATAGTGTTTCCGTCAACCTTTTCTACGATACCTACATGGCTCGCAGAGTAATCGTCAATCGGAGACAAGCTGCTGTACCTGAACATAATCAGGTCGCCTGCCTGTGGAGCTTTGCTGCCTTTGACGAAGAAGGTGCCATACTTTCCATCGCCGTATCTTGCTTCGTCAGAAGCAAAGGAATGTACTCCATCTGTGTACTTGCCAATGAAACCGCAATCTTTCATTATTGCAGAAACGGCAAACGCACACCAATCTAAGATAGTATCAAGACCGAGCTTTGTCTTGCATACATAATAGCCGTTCTTTCCGATGTACTCAGCAGCTTTTTTGAGGAACTTATCTCTGTCAGCAAGAACATTCACGGGAACTGTTGACGTTTTATTGGCAGATGTACTCTTGCTCTGAATATCAGCGTAACAATAATCAAGGTCAATATCTGCATTTATACCGCTGATAGCACCTTTCTTCCCGACATCGTACTGCCATATCATACAGTCGCAATACGGCTTTGAGCTGCCCCACTGAGCAAGCCAGAGATTGACCTTGCCGATGATCTCGTCTTTGTAGAGGTAGTTTTCAAGCCAGTTCGGATTAGTGTAAATGCCTGAACTGTAGCCTGCTTTCTCCATTGTCTGGATGAATGCTTTTGCTACGTCTGTGCAGGCTCTGCGGCCGGCTGCAGCGCAGGAGGCTTCCTCCATATCAATGAACACGGGAAGATCAAAGCTCTTTCCTTTTATGCATTCAAGGCAGTATTTAGCTTCCTTGACGGCCTGTTCGACGGTTTTGGCATAGGAGTAATGATATGCTCCGACGCGTATTTTCAGCCGTTTGAATCCTTCATAGTTACGCTCGAAGCAGTTATCTTTTTGGTTCGCTTCCCATCCGAAAGAGGAGCGAATAATCACGAACTGAACTTGATTTTTATCGATCTTGTTAAAATCAATATTGCCCTGACAATACGAAACGTCTATACCTTTTTTCATGAGTCTTCATTGCTCCCTTCTTCAATTTCCGGCAGACCTGCGATGCTGGTGAGCACGCTGCAGACGGCTGCTACTACTGCTACGGAAAGAACCGGCACCCAGTCGATGTCGTTCATCGCAGCTCCTACGGAGATCGAGGCTACGGCGGCCTGAGCAAATGTCTTTAACGCTCTGATCCCTGCCGCCTTGATCCATTTCTTCAGATATTCCTTATCCATCCTGATCTCTCCTTTCGGTGTACTCCAACAAGATCCATCCGGCTCCTGACATCAGTTTACCCCAGCTGTCTCTTTCTTCTGAAATGATGAGGATCTGATCTTTGCGGAGCTGAGTTGTTATCTCGCTGGCGACTGTCGGTTCTCTGCGGACATTAAGTATCGAAGCTCTGACCGCTACTGTGTACGGGGTGAACGGTTCCTTTTCGGGAGCCTCAGCTATCGGTTTTTCCACAGGTGTCGTTTTTTCCTTTGTGATTTGTTCCCTCTGCTGAGGGGCTTTCTTTTTCATTGTGTATCAGTCCTTTCTACTTTCCGATGAGGAAGTCTTGCAGTTCTTTCTTTGCGGCCTTCATTGCGTCAATGTCATTGCCGTCGATGCCGTGAGACAGCAAAGCGAGTATTGCTCTCTGGGTGACTTTGTTTCCCTGCTCCATTTCTTCCAGACGCTTCTTGTCGTTGATGAAGTAGGTTTCGTATTCCGACGACTTTTGCTCCAGAGCCGAGAGCCTTTCCTCCACTCTTTTGGCTGGCTGCTTTGCGGCGTTTATTACTTTGATGATCCAGCCCACAGCGGCAGCTATGCAGGATATTCCGGCGCAAACGGCGAGAATCCCGGCAAAGAGCGAGGCAGGTGTGAATACGATCTCTGTATCCATTGCATTCACCTCCCTTCCTTCATCCCGATAGCTGCAGCGTATTCTTCCTGTCGCTGCTCCAGCTCCCTCTCGTAATCATCGACCGCCTGAAACTGTCCGAGCAGCTCTATCAGCCGCCTTATTAACTCGTTCTGGGTGTCGATGATGTCGCATAGGGTTTGTGTCAGTTCTGGGTTCATTTTGTTATTCCTCCGAATAAAGGATTGGTCTTGCTTTTGCTTCCTGCAGGTTTCCTTTTTTCAGGACAAAGCCCGACCAGAGACGTTCTTTGAAACGGTGCATCCCGACCTGTTTCAGCATTGCTTCGTAAGATGCAACCGTCTGCAGAGCTTTGTCAAGGATGATTTCTCCACGGTTATACTGCACCTCCACCTGTGAAAGACGGCGTTTCATTCTGAGCGTCGTGCTCTTTCGTAGGTTCGTGTGGTCATCGTGAATAACGCATCCGACAAATTCAACACCGCATCGAGCCGGACGCAGGGATGTCTTCCGGTTGAATTCGAGCTTGAGCTTTTCATTCAGAAATTCCTCCAGTCGTTTTCCTTGCTCTTTCAGGTGTTCTTTATTGTTGTCAATGATGACGATGTCATCCATGTATCTGGCGTAGCGTTTGACCTGCAACACTCTTTTAGCGTACTGGTCGAGTGGATCGAGATATAAGTTTCCGAGGGTGTGGCTCAGACCGCCGCCTATCGGTATGCCGACATCGTACAGCTCTGTCGGATCCTGTCTGTCGTCTGAAAGCCGGAGACCGAATGGCACGCTGGTTCCGTCTATGTAATACTCCAACAGATCTATTGTTCGGCTGTCTGCTATCTTTTGGCGGAGCAATGTCAGGAGGACTTTGTGGTCTATCCTGTAGAAAAACTTTGCTACATCGAATTTATAAACGTACCAGTTGCTCGGATTCACTCTGGTATTCCTCATCCACTGCTCAACCCGGCGCATCGCCGCCAGCTGTCCACGCCCGGGAATGCAGGCGTAGGTGTCTGAAATAAAGCCCTTGACCAGCCGTGGATTGATCGCATTGTATAAGGCTCTCTGGATGATCTTGTTCGGATAATCAATGTAGATCACCTTCCTGACCTTTGGAACGAAAACATAAAAGCACTTGTACTGTACTTTTGGGATACAGCCGCTGCGAAGCTCTGAGCTGATGTGCAGGATGTTATCCTCCAGCTCTTGCTCAAAAATCAGCACATCCCTCTTATCGCTCTTTCCTTTGGCGACATCTTTCTCTGCCTGCAGGAGAGCCTGAAATGATGTAAATTCGTCATAAATATTTTTAATTGGCATTTGCTCTAATAATTTCGCAGCGGCTCAGGGCGGTTTTATCGCTGCCGGACTTACGAGGACGGTCGGTGTTCAGCTGACTGTCCTACCGCTGCTGTTTATCTTTTCTGCTTATAGCAAGGGGGGACGGATCCTTTGCCTCTTGGAACGAGCCGCTTGATGCGGCTCTCTGTACCGATGTCCGTGGGCATCGGTCATCTTGCCCTTTTGTTGAGGCAGAGCGGAGCGGAAGCCGATGTTGACGTTCATGTTGGAGCGGGTGTTGTTGTTGCCGTTGCTGTAGAATACACCAGCGTTGGCACCGTTGTTATAGTTGCCACCGCCGTTGGCCAGACGCTGTATCCATCTCCCTATGACTTACTTATTCTTGGATTTGCTGATATTCTACCGTATATGATTCTACCGATCTCGGCAGTCATTGCTGACCACCGTTTATAATGCCGGGGAGCCATAAACTGCAGGCGAAAGGCGAGACGAATGTACTTTTTCAATTTCTTGTTGACTATGTCTAACTTTTCAAGAGCCGCTTTCCTGTGGTGATTATCTGCCTCTATGGTCAGTTCGACCATATTGTCCATAATCCTCTTAATATCAGCGGTCATTCCGTATCTTTCGGTTTTTGGAAAATTCTTTAGAATAGGATAGGTATCCTCTATCATCTTGCAGATTTTCTTCTGTAGGATGCTGTCGGTCGGTTCCCACTCATCAGGGATGTTTCGCAGATAGTCATTCTGGGATTCGTACATTCATTCTCAGCCCTTTCACTTTTTGATTTTCGGAGGGCTGCTGGCGCAGCCCTCATCAGGAATCAGTTACGCAGTTGGCAATACGGCATAAGCGGAGCGGAAGCCGATGCTGACGTACATGCCGGAGCGGGTGCTGTAGCTGCCGTAGCTGTAGAATACACCAGCGGCGGCACCGTAGCTATAGTTGCCACCGCCGTAGGCCAGACGCTCACTGGCGTTGTTATTGAACGATATAACATCGCCGTCGCCGTAATCTGTCGCAGATGATCCGCTTTCGGCGAGAAGAGCGTATGCACGCAGGACAGTCTGGGCGGCACTACTTATGTCTTCACTGCAGGTGATCTCTGTGATCTTACCACTGAAATTATCGCTCAGTTCTGTTGAGCCTTCGCTTCTATCGATTGCGTTGACATATTTAGGCTTGCTCGATGCCACAATAACTTTGACGGAGTTCGTGGTAGTTCCGGTGCCATCCGGCGTTATAAATTCACCTGTGGTAGCATCCAGCGCTTTCCACTGATCTGATGTCGCTGACTGTGAATGACTCTTGTCAGCTCCGTTGTTATTAACGAGGAACTGAAGCTCTCCGTAGACAGTTCTGTAGCCGCCTTCCCATTCAGCAACGTTACCGTTCAGATCCATGATTCCCTTCATTGTGCCGTCGTGGCTCCATGTCAGCGGACCGGTTCCTGTTGCAGTATGAAAGATTTTTCCTGCGTCGGCTCCGGTTCCGTATGTCATCGGAATTGCCTGATAGGCAGTTTCAGTTGAGTCTTTACCGAAGTTATTGTTGCCCTTCGGGAATATGCCGTGTGCTTTACACCAGAGGGCAATCATTGCCCATTCTGCTTTGGTCATCATGTGCCATCCGGCGCCCTTCGCCTCGCAATAGCCACGGGCTGTGTCCCATGTAAGATTTGCTTTCGGGTCTTTCCCGGGCAGGCTGTAGGCTCTGCCGTTTTCGACTACATTCTGATATTTAGAAATATAGATCCCGTCGACCACCGTTCCGTTAATGATGAACGCAGGATGATAGACATCGGCACCCCCTGTCAGCACTTCACTGAGTTTGAATTTCGGAATATAAACCATTACCGAGGGGAGTCCCTTGTCATCGTACAGAAGCTTGTTGCCGGGTGCTACGGCCTGCAGAGCGAGGTCTGCTACATCAAAGTTTGCCATTTGCTTTTCCTCCTTTTATTCGTCGGTTGACTCTGTCAGCTCATCAATACTCCAAAGAGTGAGCGTGACAGTGTCCATGTCGAGGGGCTGCCTGACCTGTTCGTCGTTGTACACAGCGGCAGGTATGTCGATCTGGGCGACATAGTAAAGACCCGCACCGGTTCCGTTACAAAGATTACCGTCTCCGTCTACACAGACATCGATATGAACTGGCCAGTCCTTTTCCTGCTTTGCAAGGTTCAGAGAGAGGTCATCATCAAAGGTGATCCTCTTGCCGCTTACTTCATACGGGATTTTGGTTCCTTCATTTTTGTTAATGATTATCATACGGTCATACCCTCCTTGATTTTATATGCTACAGTCACGCTCTTTGCTGATCCGTCAAACTCAATCTTGAAGCCGTTGAGCTGTTTGTCCGAAATGACAATATCTCCCGGGAGACCGCCGCTGTAAGCTGTAACCGTTGCTTCTACATCATAGAACAGATTCTGTCTGGTGTTCGTTATAGCGATGGTGGTTTTGCTGTCATTAAACGGATAGTCTTTAGTATTGGTAAGCGTGACGGTTCCTGTTTCTGTCGAGCTTGCCGCTGTGACCAGCTTTGCGATCTGGCGTTCATCCTGAAGAAGTGACGCTATTGTCTGACGGATCGCCAGCTCGTTTGCAGCTGCGGAAATCTCGACGGCATCCACATCGTTGCTCAGGGCGTTGAAGTCGTCTGCAGGAGCGTAGGCTCCTGTCCCTGCCTGAATGGTCACGCTTGATGCGTTTCCTACTTCGATCTGGTAATTGAAAACGATTGTTGACGGATAGGTTCCGTTGTAGGCAGGGAGATAGTCTGCGTTTGCTGCGTCGGCGGTTACCGCCATGCTGTACAGAATTTCTCCGATGTCAGGGTCAATGGCATAAATGCCGATCTCTGTAACTCTGAAGCCTGTTGTAACAGTCGTGTTGTCAAAGATTGCTTTCAGGAGAACGGTTGAGCCGTTCTGGACATACTTGGTGCTGATACCTACGGAGAGTTTCTGACTTTTCAAAGCAGTTCTGTCTGTTATGCTTTCGCCGGATGTGTAAGTTCCTGAACCGATAACCGCACGGGTTATCGTAGGGGTTACGGTTCCAAGCTGCCATTTAGCGAGAAGCGCCAGTCCTCTGGTAGTCAGCACGCCTGTATTGAAGTCTGCTGCCATTTATTGTTTACCTCCTTTTTATTTTCGGATTCGTCCCGGTGGTGGCGAGGCGTTTCCTCTTTTTTTGAATAATAAGCACCTACCTGATTGTTACCGTCGGTATCGACTGCAGAAACGCAGCGGCTCTGACGGGTGGTGTCGGGCTTATTGTTTCTCTGATCACATTGGTGATTGTCTTTGCTGTGTAGTGTTGCGGCAGGATTTTTGGTGTTTCCGGGGTGTGGATGATCCTGAGAAAACGAACCGATCGCAGGTGAGATCTGGTGTTCTTTACTCGGTTGATGATTCTCTGGATCACGGGCATAAATTGTTGCGGATCCTGAATTTCTGCACCGGTTTCGATGTCAAACTCTCCGGGTATGATCTCTCCGTCATTCGGGTCAAAATCGAACCACTCTACGACCTGACCGCTGCCAAACACTGCCGCCGCCATTTCTGATACGGCAGCGGGTGTTCCGGCTCTGTAAAACCAGACAAGCGTGTTTTTGATAACATCTATTTTTTGCGGTATAGTCATGTCCTCGGTGTAGTATGGGCTGCGCAGCTCGACTGCGAGAACATCCAGTATCTCTTCCGGGAGTTCCTCAATCATTGCGAGGGTTCTGGTTTTGTCTGCCTCGTTCATTATTCTTTTTTTCTCTAATGCGAGGGCATAAGCCAGAGCCTGAACCTCAGCATTGTACTCGGAGTCGTTCTGCAGAAGGTCTGTGATTTTTCCGTTGTAAAGATCAATCATCCTCAAGCCCTCCGTAGGTGATGGTAACATCCGGGTTTCCGCTGCCGTTCAGAGCGATCTGAGCTACCGAGGTATCGCCTACTGTAGTAAATGTCGGTGATGTTATCGTCACTCTTTTGGCTCCTGCGGTTATGACTCTCTTGATCAGCTCTGATGGGTTGATGTCTTTGCCGATTTCAGTTGTTTGCCACTTTATGTATTCATCAATGGCATCGGTGACAGCTGTCTGTATTGATGTGGCTTTTTTACTGTCGCTGCGGTTGATGTAGTATGTCAGATCTACCGTGAATGACTGAGTTGTCGGAACAGCAACCGTCACCTGATCGGTGAGGGGTCTGATGTTGCTGTCCTGCAGGTAGCTCTCCAGACCGTTGACGACACTGGTTTCCGGGATCGTTCCGTCTTTCATCAGGATGTAGATCTTGACTTCGCAGGGATTCGGACTTGTAGGCATAACCGAGCCGATGTTGTTGTTGTAGGTCTTTGCCCAGTAAATGTACGCATTATCGGGACCTGCTACGCTGTAGCTTGATGGAGCGAGGAAGACACGCTCAGCGAGACTTTCGTCTGTTTCGAGGTCGGTTCCTCCACTGCTGGTATCGATATTTTCCACTGAGACTACATAAGCGACCGGGTCAACGAGGATATTGAGTTGTCCTGCAGTCAGATTGTTTCCTACTGCACCTGTTTCGGTACACTCTGCTTCGACGTCAACTGTTAAAGAGCCGACCGGGACTTCGTCATATTCGAGCGTCTGAAAATAAACGCCGTCTCCGTTGGTGATTCTTGTTCCGGCAGGAATGCCTACGGCGTAGGTCTTTACCTCCGAGAGCGTGAATCTGATCGTAGCTGTTGCCGCTGCCGCCTGCTGCCTTGTAACTCCACGACCGGCGGCGAGGTTGTCGAGGTAGTCTCCGTAGCTGTATTTCAGAAGATCTTGCTTTCCGGCTCTTTCGACATATTGTTCGATCTGGAAGAGATCAAGTGTCAGAGCGTAGATCAGGATCCTTATCGGGTCAGCCGGAGCGAGACTAATTTCTTTCCCGGTCAGTTCCTTGTACCGGGACTCGTAGTTTGCGATTATGCGTGTCTGCATCGCTTTGAGGGTGTCGTTGTCGGTGAATGAAACATCAGGAAGCTCATAAACCGACTGTAATGTGTCAGCCACTTTCAATCACCACCTTTGCTGTTATTTTTCCGTCGATGGAAGCTGTCAGTTTCACCTCTGCAACGCTTACTCTGGGTTCATAGCGATCTACCTTATCGATGATTTCGACGGCGAGAAGGCTTTGTGCCACGTCTATAGGCAACCCGAGAATAGACTGATCTATTCCGAAATCTCTATCAAGCGGCACCGTTCCTACCGGCGTTAATATCAGATTTCTAAGGCAGCGGAGGATATCTTCAACTACGGGTATTTCCCCTCTGACATTGAATTCGACGTTTTTAAGTGTCATAGATATTCCTCCATTGTAAGTGAGATTTTGGCTTGTACGAGTTCTCCTTTTTGGAGGACACATTCCCATGTCTCACTTGCTTGTTTAATGGCGAATCGGTAACTGCCTACTTTTCTGCCTCCTATAACAAGTGTATTAACAGCTCCCGATTCTATTGCCGATGTAATCGTGTCGAGCATCGCTCTGGGTTTTACTCCGAGGGTAGCGTCGAGCGTTATTGTAAAATTGATAGTCTGAGTGTTCGGACGGATGAATTCCGACCTGTCTTTCTTTTTCATTCTGGAGTGCGTAGCCCATGTAGCAGATACAGTTCTGGACATTTTTTCAAATGTCAATATTTGGGTATCTGAGGTCTTAAAAATTAATGTTTTTCCCCAGCTGCCTATCGTTGCCATTGACCGACACCCCTTCCTAATTGTGTATTGTTCCTGAAACCGTCAGGTCACCTGATACTGAAAGATCGCCTGTAACTTTCATGCTGCCACTAACAGTCAGAATACCGCCCTGCATTGTAAGGGTAACGCCTCCGGCTACAACTTTGAAACTCTTACTGGTATCGTTGTATTCCTCATAGGCGGCTCCCTGTGTCCTTTCATATTCTTTCCGATAGAGGCC